GGTGTTGATGTATCCGCAGGTGTAGGTGGAGATTACTCAGCTTTATCAGTTATAGATATAGATACTATGCAACCTGTCTTTCATAAGTTATCTAATGTAACCACTCCGCGTAATTGGGCTTCCGAAGTTTTATCTGCTGCTCAAGATTATAACGATGCTAAGATTATTGTTGAAGGAAATTCATATGGTGCTGCTGTTATTGAAGCACTTAAGGAATGGGGTTATAAAAATCTTTATAAAACTTCTGATGGTAAATCCTTTATTACTACTGGTGCTACACGCATTCGTTTATTCGAAAATATGAAACAGATAATTGAGGATGGAGTTATTGTTCAGTTAGACAGAGATGCCCTAGATCAAATCAGGCGTTGTATATGGTCTGATGGTAGACCTGATCATCCAGATGGTTCTCATGATGATTTATTATTCTCCATGATGCTAGCTTACTGGGGTATTAAAGGAAAAGAACCTTGGACAGAAAAAAGAGAAAACCCTATTGAGAAGTGGAAGATGATCGTTAAGACGAGGAAGGCTATAATGCCTCTGCCATTTAAACCTACAGGTTATGATTACGGTAAAAAGAAAAGCCATTATTAGAGAAGGTATTTATAAGGAAGCGTAATGAACATAAAGACAATAAAGAACATTCTTTCATTCCATGAGAAGTACTGGGAAAAACATCGTAAGGAAATGCGTAGATATAAGGCTGCGTATGAAACTAATTTCTGGGATGAACAAGGTGTATCCCCTTATAAAGATACTCAGCTACAAGTACAAGTATCTGAAGGTTATAACTTTATAGAAAGTTATATGGCATCTCTCTTTGCTAAGCATCCAGCAGTTGTTTTAAAATCAGGCCTACAGAATAAAGGCAATGCAGCTAAGGCTGGATTTATTGCAAATGAATTCTTAGAGAAATCCCGTCATGAGATTGAAGCTGCTTCTCGTATGGCCCTGATCTATACCCATTCTTTTCTTAAGTTAATTCCTAATGCATCTGATGTTCTCTTACAGAAAGTTTTACCTGTAGCTATTCCTCCTTGGGAAGTTATTCTAGACTATGATGCTTCTCGTTGGGATCTACAGAAATTTGTTGGACATATTTATTACATGACTTTAGAAGAAGCCGATGAAAGATTTGGATCTAAAGATTGGTCTGGTATGTCCAAGATGTCCACTGAATATTTTTATAAAGAAAAGATGGAAGAATATGAGACACCTTCTTCTACCTTTGAATATGTAAAGATCATTGAAATGTATGACATGGTTGCGGATCAGTTGGTATTCTATTCGCCAAATTGGAAAGAAGATAAGATACTTGAGAAGTCTCCTGTTGGAATTCCCTTTAAATCTTGGGATGGAAAACCAGCTATTCCAATTGTTCCATTTTATTTTAATCATATTCCTGATGTTCCTCTTGAGGGATACTCAGCAATGAAGAGGGTCTATGACCAAATCTTTGAAATGAATATTATAAGATCTTTCCAAGCCAACGCTGTACGTAAAGCTTCTCGTCAGTATCTTGTAAAGAAAGGTTCTATTGATGCCGACCAGATGGCTCAGATCACAGCAGGTATTGATGGTATCTTTATTGAAATCGAAGAAGAGAATATGGATGGAATAATCAAGCCTCTTCCTCAGAACCCCACTCCACCTGAGTTAGATCTTTATTATGCTCACGTTACTGGAGATAAAGATAAGGGTTCCATCATGGCACCATTCACTAGAGGAGAAGCTACCAAAGTTTCTGCTACTGAAGCTGCTGCTCTTGCTGCTTATACTTCCTCAGAAATTGGAAGGCTAGCCAGAGAGCGTGATGCTGTTATAGAGAACTTAACAAAATCTTATTTCCAAGTTCTTGGTCTATATCTTTCTGAAGGAGATACATCCTTAATTTATATACAAAATAAATTGCAGCCTGTAACTGCTGAAGATATTATGGGTGATTTCCAAGTCTATGCTTCCGATAGTTCTTCCACTCCAATGTCTGAAGCTTTAATCAAGGGACAACTTCTTTCAAATATTCCTACCTTAATTGAGCTAGGAGTTCCAAAGGATCTTGTTTTGGATGAAGTTGTTCGTGTTCTAAATCTTCCAGAAACATTTAAGGCTGAAGCCATTAAGCAATACATGATGAAACAAGTAGCTGCTCAGGCTCCACAAATTCCACAGGCTATTCCTAATGTTCCTGGCTTACAGAATATTCCTCAAGGTATTCCAACAAGCAATCAAGTAGTTGGTAATCCTTCAGTACAATCAATCGCACCATTATTACCAGGAGGTTTAAAGTAAATGCCCGCTTATGATTTTATGTGTTATACTTGCAACAAGCAAACAGATAGGTTGTGTAAATATGAAGCGAGAGAGGCTCAGTTTTGTAGGGATTGTGATGCTAAACTTAAGCCATTACTTTCTGCACCACAAAGAACACCTGGAAGATGGGGAGATACAGGTGGAGGATACGACCGTTCTCTGGGAAGACACTTCAATAACTCAATGGAAAAAGAAAAGTATATCCGAGCCAATGGACTTGTCGCTGCCTCAGACTTCGGTGGAGTTTCTTTTGTTGACAATATTGTAGAAAAAGAAGAAGCTAAATTTGTACAGCACGAAAAGGATATGGAGATATTTAAGGGTGTTGTATCTAGTGGCGGAGATCTTTCAAAGGCTTATGCCGAAACTTATTCTGTAGATAACTTAAAGGCTAGAGGTTTACTTGATGCCGATGTTCATTCTGGTAATTAAAAAAAATAAAACTTATAATAGGAGATACAAATGGCTCAAGCAGATTTAATGGCACTCGGTCCAATGGAAGCACCAATGGATCCAGAAGAAGAAAAAGCAATGGGTATGGCTGCTGAAGCTGATACGGAAATGGATGATATGGCTGAGATGGCTGCACCTGAAGGAAAATATTCTCAGAGATCTCTCAATGTTCTTGTTGACGCCCTCAATAAAGTTCTTCCTCTGTTTGATCCTACCTTACCAAAGATCCCTATGCAGTCTGTTGATATCGTTGGTAAACTTCCTGTTGAAATAATCAAAGCTGTTACTATGATTAATCAAGCTTGCAAAGATGCTCAGCTAACTAATCTTGCTCCTTCAATTGACGCAATGGTAGATGATCGTGGAATAGAAATGGTTGCTGGTAGACTTATTCTTCTCGCAAAGAACCGCGACTTTATTATGTTCCTAAAAGCAAGGCCAAAGGGAATGTCTGAAGTGGAAGGAACTGAAGTTGAAGTTAAAGTTGAAACTCCTGCACCATCCGCTCATGCGGATGAGGAAATGGATAAACTTATGTTGAGTAGGATGGGCTAATGGCAGTTAGCAATGATGTCTATGCGTCAACACAAAGAATTATAAAAACGCGGAAGAGTAAGCCTTCGACTTCTCCGTGTGGTCATCTAGCGAAGGCAATGAAGAAACTTAACTCAAAGAAAAAAGGAAAATAAAAAATGTCAGACATAAACTCCACTCCAACTCCTTCAGGGAACAATGGAGCAGAGGCAGGAAGTTCCACTTCCACCACTGTTTCCAACCCAGTATCTGTAGGAAATAGTTCACAAGCGGTTATGAGAGTAGATGCTCTTAGAGCATTAGAAACAGCAAGAGCTAATGCTGCTGCAAAAGAAGCAGATATTCAGTCAGCTCAATATACAAAACGTGAAGAAGATATTAAAGATCTTAATATTGATAATGCTCCAGACTTTGGTATGTCAGAAACAAAAGGTCTAAATTATAATCAGGTTTATGAAGGACTTCCAGAAGATGCCAAGAAAATAATTGCAAATCTTCGTTCTGATTATACAAAGAAAACTCAGTCAATTGCTGAGCAGCGCAAGCAGTTAGAGGCAGATAGAAAAGCCCTACTTGAAAGCGGCTTTTATGATAATGTAGCTAAGCAAGCTGAGGCATCTGTAGAACTCGATCCATTTAATGCTGGATCTATTGAAGCAAAAATACAGCAAGAAGTTGCAAAGCGTATGCGTGAGATGCTTGAGCCAATGCGTCAAGA